GGAGGCGACCATATAGCCGAGGGTTTGACTAGGGCCGCGTTAGCGTGGAAATACAAAGATTTAAATCCAACGATATACTCGATTAAAGTATGAAGATTAAAGGAACAAGTGTAGCAAAGAAAGACGAGGACGGCATAGACATTCCTATTGAGTATGTTTTGGAAGACAAAGACTTCTTACTAATCACTGCAATCAATAACTTAGCAAACGAAATTCAAAAATTGAGGTTAAGTAAATAATGGCAGACGAGGGAACCCTAGCAACAAGAGCACAAGTCTTATTCATGCTCGGAGAGAACGCAGGAGCTAACCAAATCCTAGAAGCAAACACTAACTACGCTATACTTATGGCAGAGTCTTTAATATTTCTTGAGACAAGTAGCGACTTCGTGACAAACTACGCAAGCATCGACGCACAACTAAAACAATCCTTAGCAATGGCATCGTCAGCAAAGGCAGTAATGATTCTAATAAACCAAGACCAAGATAACTGGCAACTAGCAACAACACAAAGTAAGCTTAACGTACTAGACACACTCTATAAAGAAACAATCAAGCGAATTAAGGAGACAGATATAGAATGGTAACCCCACAACCTTTTACAATAGCTAGCCCTATACTAGCGAGTTATAGTTTTATTGAAATCCTAGAAAATTCTGGATACGCTGACTTCTATCCTATGACTTATAAGACACTAACAACAGAGCCAAAGACAATGTCCACAGCAATAAGAAAAACTTCATCAGACTCTACAGTATTAAAATCTGGTGGGACTGCGGACTTTGACACAGGAACACTTCCCCAAACAAGAATAGCAGAGGGTAGGGTTTATGTAGAATATACTATGGCACTTAATAGGGTTTACGCAGGAACAGCGTCGGGACATTGGGTTTTTAATTTATATATGGTAAGTCCAGACGCAACAGAAACCCTTTTAGGAACTGGAATCGGCGAGGGTTTAACAACAGACGCAGCGGGGGCATGGTCTGCACATACAGCGTCAGTTATAGCGTTTGATATTTCTAAAGTAAGCGTAAGAGCAGGATATTTTTTAAGATTAACCCTAGACGCAGTAACAAGAGAGGCAGGCAGTTTTGACGATATTAGAATATGGCACGACCCAACAAACACAGCAGTTCCAGTAGCGGGTTTATCTTCACAACTAAAACTAAGCGTCCCTTTCAACAAATCTAACTAATGGCAGACTTAAATTTATCAAACGCAACAACAACAGACTTCACAAACCAAGTCCCAGACTTCATAGTGGAAAGTATGGCTTTAGATGTAGCAAACAGCGACGGAAGCGAGACGTTTGTATATTTCGATAAAGCAACAGAGAATTATGGCTACTACTTCAACCATCCGCAGGTTGCGAGTAGAACCAACTCATTATGCACATGGGCGTTTGGACAGGGATGGACAACCCCAGATATACAGATGAGAGTAATCTTACCGAAGATTGACGGGAATGGGAAGGAAACGTTTAACTCTATTATTTGGAATCACGAGAACGTTAAGCTAATGCAGGGGGATTCTTTCTGTGAGATAGTTAGGAATAATAAAGGGACTCTAGTAAACCTAATCAACATATCCCCAGAGAGGGTAAAGGTTGTATTTAAGGCAACTAGGATTATTCGTTATGAGATTTACAACGGGACGAAGTGGGTAAAAAAGAAACTAGTGGACATCTTCCACTCCATGAACAAAAAGATAGGCGACCAGACACACGGGACATCTCAAATCCAAGCCAATAAGAATATTAATGATGCTATGATTGAGGCGTTTAACGACGAGAGAGTTATTAAACACAGAGACAAAGCCTTAGGAATTGTTTACTACAAAACAAACAACATAGGAAAGATAGCATACGCAAACGAACAAATCGCAAACGCAGTAAAGAACGGGGAGATGGTAGGACTACCAGAAGACACAGCAAAGATAGAACCCTACCCAAGCAAGTCCAGCGAAGACAGACAGAACTGGGCGCAGTATGTGGAAGGACTGGGTTATAATACATCAGGAGTTCCGAGAAGTATGGTTACTAGCGACGGTACAAGTGAAGTAGGTGGAATCAATGGGCATCTAATATTTGAACCAATCTATGGAAAAGAGCAACTAGACATGGAAAACGAATTATGGCAACAAGTAGCAATCAGAATTAAATTTACTCGTCCGCCAAGTCTAGCCCCAAAGACAGAAGAGAACGCAGAGAAGAACACGGGACAGACGAGCATACAACCCTCAGAGGCGGAACTTAAACTTAATAGATAATGGCAGACAAAACATATACAAGGACAATCCCCAAAAAACAACCAACTACAATCACAACGCCAGAAGGAACTCCTGACAGAATTAAAGCAGCTAGAGAGAGATGTAAAGCTAGGGGCGGAGTATGGGACGAAGCCACAAGAACCTGTGAGGTAGAAAGAAAGCCAGTAGGAGCAGGCGGAAGTATTACCACAGAAGCAGAAAGGCAAGCAGTCGGACAAGTTGGCGACACAGAAAGAGAATTGGCAAGAGTTAGAAGCACAGGATTACCCTCTGCAGCAGAGAGAATAGTCCAGAAAGAAGAAGAATTTAAACAGACTCAAGCAGTAGAGGCAGAAAAAGAAAGACTAGAAGAAGAAGAATCCCCGATAAGACCAATATTAGACCCAATAGTAGACGCAGGTTTAGGTGGCGACCCAGAGGCAATAGGTGGCGAACTATTCCCCATACTCGGTCCACTAGGGACATTTGCTAAAAGAGAGGGTTTTATTAACGCATTTCCAATTATTGCAGAAATGTTAAAAATGAAGGGGGTGGAAGAATCAGAAGACTTTACTAAAGGACTAACTGAGCAACAACTAATAGAAATAGGTTTAACAGAATTACAACTAGCGCCCTTAAAAGAAAGAGAGCTGTCTTCTAGTGAAAATTTTGGGCAGTTTGTTGAAGCTCTTAGTTTGGGGGACTTATCTAACTTCGCAGCAGAGAAGCCAAGTGAAAATATACAGATGATTATAAAAAGTTTAAGAACACTAAAAACAGAAGCCACAGACGCAGATATGAAAGTTAGAAGGGGAGCGTGGTCTAGAGAAAAAGGCTATCAAGAAATAGAGGACATAGAAAATGACCTTAACCAAGGTATATATGATTTAAAAATGTTAATACAAAACTCACCAGAATATAAGTTTAACAGCGACGGAGTTAATTATATAGAGGGGAAGGCATATCAAGCACAAAAATTATTATATGACGTTAAGCTATCAATGGCAGAGGGAAAGACAGAAGACCCAACAGTTTTCCAAATTATAACCGACTTACAACAACAAATAGCAACAGAGGAATATGTTTTTTAATGGCAATAATTTTTAAGGTAATAATAACAGCCTACTTAACTATAATTTCTCTGGGGATATTAATATCATGATAGAGCAAGCCCTACTCAACTACGGAGTTCTAGGGATGTGGACAATAACTTTAATCGTCGAGAGATACAAGTGGCAGAAGTCATTAAGTACAGCAGTAAACAACTTAACAAGGGCGATAGAGAAAAGTTTATAAAGTAAATGACACACTAATATATATGAACGATGAACAAACAATACCGACTGACACACCCAGAACTGACGATACTCCAGTTGTGGAGGGCAATCAAGAACCTACTTCTCTCTATGCTAAGACTGAGGCTATTGTTACGAGGCAAGAAGAAGCCAACAAAAAGACGGAAGAACTTCTAACAAGACAAGAAACTTTACACGCTAATCAAAGACTGGCAGGAACGACTGGCGGAAATGTTGAGGCGAAAATGGTAAGCCCAGAGGATAAGAAAAAAGCCCAAGCGTCAAAATTCTTTGAGGGTACAGCTTTGGGGGATGCTATTGATAAGACAAAATGAAGAAGAAAATTATTGAAGAAGAGTATATTACTGGGGAACCTATGACAAAAAAGAAGTGGACAGGGAAGAGAGATGGACTACAAAAACTTCTAGACGTAGCAAAATTCAACGAACAAAAGGCAATAGACGACCAAGAAGAGATAGGATTAATTATTTCTACAATGAATGCCAAAATAGATACATTTAAGTAATCGGTTAACCGATTAACTTTATGGCAAATGAAGCAATATGCATTGAGACCCCAACAAGATTCGCAATTAAAACTATCGCAGCAGGCGCAGTTTTACCAAAAGGGACAATATGTTATCTTTCTAGCGACCCTGATACTGTAAGCGCAACAAGCGCAGTAAATCAATCCTTCGCGGGTATTGTTTGGGAAAAAGCAAGTTCAGCAACTACTACTGAAACAAGAATAACTCTAGCCTTAGATGGTGTTTGGGATATTAAAGCCTCAGGCGCAGGGCAGACTTTAGGGACAGCGGTTGCAGTTGGCGGCGCAAATCTATCAGTTACAGCAGACGCAGCAGACTTATTGAACGGGGCATTTATTGGATTTGTTGAAGAGACAGCCGCAGCAAGTGAAGTTGTTAGAACTAGACTTACTAAATTCGGAAGTTCAGGACAACTGTAAATGGCAATAGCAACAGAAGAAGACATGTTGAGAGAGAATATTGATTCTGGAGTTAAGGCAGTTGTTAAGATTGAAGAGAAGTGGAGAGCAATGTGTGCGATTGATAAGAGTTCAGCATACACAGAAACATATTTTAGAGAAACAAATGACGATGAAGTAGATGGCGGAACTGGTTCTTCAATAAGAGGAATAAGTCCTTTGGCACCATTTCCATACGTTGATGTATCAGAGACAGAGTTTAGTTCTCCTGTAGAAAAATACGCAGCAGAGGCTTTGATGTCTATGGAAGCAATCGCAGACTTAACAATTCCTATGCTTACAAGAAAGATTTATAGAATTGGAAGAAAGATTATTTATCAGATTGACAAAGCAATCCACGGCGGGGTCGCAGAAGACTTCGGAAACACGGTTGCAATCGCAATAGATAACGAATGGGATTCAGCAACAGAAAACAACAGAAACCCAATCAAAGATTTCCTAGACGCTATCCAAACATTAAGAACAGATGGGATTGACTTCTTAACTGGAAACGGTAAGATTGTTTTGAACGGACAGGATTATACAAATGTTATTTCTAACACTAAGGTTCTAAACCATCCAACATTTACAAGCGTTTCAGCAATTCAGAACGGTGTAGTAGCTGGATTAGTTGGCGGAGAGATTGTTGTTAGTGAAATTGTAACAGCAGATACGGCTTATGTTCTAGTTGCTAAACAAGGAATGGTTTGGAAAGAGAAGCAAGCCTTAAAGACAAGTACAGTAGTTACTCCGGGTAAGTCTACTCTTGCAAGTGCATGGGAAAGAGGAGCCTTTCAGTTACAGGCACCTAACGAAGTATGTAAAATTACGAACACGAGGAAATAAAAATGACTAAAGAAGGAATACTAGCACGTGGAAAGGAGAATTATGAGAAGGGACGATTCCCTGAAAATTCTGAAACATTGGCTTACGTTGATTCTATGAAAGCAGAGAAGCCAATAGAGAAACCAATAGAGAAACCAAAGGAGAAAACCAATGGTAAGTCCAACGAATGAACAACTGAATCCTAGAAGTTTAATTCTACCTAATGTTACTACAACAATCAGAGATTTGATGTCTACAGAATTGGGAACTATAATTTATAATATCACTACTAATAAAATTAATATTTGTGTTGTTGGACAAACAGCAAACGCTGCTTCTTGGGAAGCGGTGACTAGCGAATAATAATATGTTCGTGCTTCTGCATAATTTTTTATAGTCCAGTTACATTCTACTTACATGGTAAATCCTTTAATTAGAAAATATCCAAAGAGAATTAACACCCCCCAACCGAACAAGTCCGCGGGGATACTTGATGATTTCGCAGTTAGAAGTAATGTGGCGACGAAGACAGGGACAGTTTTGAAAGTTCCTGTTGATGATATTGATATTCCTAATAAAAAATATGTTGATGATTCTATTTCAGCAGTAGACTTAACGGGATTGGTACCATATACTGGAGCGACTGGTGATGTGGATTTGGGAACTAATAAGTTATTGTTTGATGGGACAACTGAAATTTATAATAACAATCCACTAGGTTATATTAATATATTGACGCTTGTTGGAGAAGATGGAATTAATCTAGTTAGTGGGGATTGGGTTATGACATGGCAAGAGGGGCAAGGTTTTCAATCTGTAAATACTCCAAACTTTGGTGCAAGTGGGCAACCGTTTGGAACTGGATTTCTTAACACACTAGACCTCGGAACTAACACAATCGTCGACGCTGATGTTGGGAATTGGGATGCTCATTTAGTAGATATGACAAACCCCCATTCAGTAACAGAAGAAACAGGAGTTATAAAAGGATTTGGTG